CACCGAACTTCCAATCGAAGAAACAGATGAAAAGGTCAGCTTTCCTTGGTTTGGGATTAAGCCGACAGAAGACGATGCGGTAAAAGCCTATACCCATTTCATTTACGCACTTTGCGAAATGGCCAAAAATCAGAAGAGAGTCAATGCGAAGGAAAAGGATGTAGAAAATGAGAAATACGCCTTCCGATGTTTCCTTTTAAGACTCGGGTTTATCGGAAACGAGTACAAACAGGAAAGAAAGATTTTACTTCAGAACTTCACAGGTTCTGCAGCATTTAAGAACGGAGGTAAGAGCGATGATGTTTCCAAGTAAGAAGATAGTAGATGAGATAAAAAGACAGTTCCCGAAAGGTACTAGAGTGGAGCTTTTGCATATGGATGATATGCAGGCTCCACCTATTGGAACAAAGGGAACGGTAAGAGGTGTCGATGACACAGGCAGCATCCTGGTTTCATGGGATAACGGAAGTGGACTGAATGTAGTCTACGGAGAAGATAAATGCAGAAAGCTGGATTCCGTAAGGGTTACTTGCTACGGACAGACAGAGGTCTGGGACAGCAGAAAAGAGGCAGCAGATTTTTACTTGAGGGCCATTGCGGGTTCAGAAGGTAGTGAGTGCGAAAGATACACAAAAATCTATGTGGAACTTCTTTCCGGGATGGAGGAATGCAGTGATGAATACGAAGATTAAAGAACAGATTCTTGCCATCCGAAGCACCGGACTTACTAATATGTTCGATATCCACTATGTGCAGAGACTTGCCCATGAGATGAACTTTTATGAACTGGTTATTTTCATAGAAGAGCATCGAAGTGAATATGTACATTTCATAATGCATGGGGAGGATTAAACTATGTGGAAAGAAGGAACAATCGGCATACCGAAGAAAGACGGCAGCAGAAAAATCGTACATTACTGGATTAAGGTTTACGAAGAAGGTAGCCAGTTTGGAATCAACGGCGGTAGGATATCAAAACTTAGTCTTAAGATGGATGGTGAATGTATAGCAAATTATGACAGAGGTTGGGACATAGAACCGACTTGTGAAGAAGCAGAGATGGCACTTTGCATCCTTTTATACAGTAATAACTAGAAAGAATAACAATGAAATACTAAATAGAACGGCTCCATAGGGGCTGTTCCTCGTTACAGAAAAGACCAGAGATGGTCTTATTTTTATGCCATTTGGGAGGTGGACACTTGAGAAAACTGAAGAAATATAAGCCGACAAAGTTCAAAGCCAAGGATTCTGTCTACGATAAAGAAATGGCTGACTATGCAGTTTCCTTTATTGAATGCCTGTGCCACACCAAAGGTACATGGGCAGGGAAACCATTTGAATTGATTGATTGGCAGGAACAGATTATAAGGGATATCTTCGGAACGATAAAACCGAACGGATATCGTCAGTTCAATACTGCATATATCGAAATTCCAAAGAAACAGGGTAAGTCGGAACTTGCGGCTGCTGTTGCACTACTGCTTACTTGTGGGGATGGAGAAGAACGTGCAGAAGTATATGGATGTGCAGCTGACCGCCAACAGGCATCAATCGTATTTGAGGTTGCCGCTGATATGGTGCGTATGTGTCCTGCACTGAATAAAAGAGTAAAGATATTAGCATCGCAGAAAAGAATCGTGTACTTGCCGACAAATAGTTTCTACCAGGTATTATCGGCAGAGGCTTACAGTAAGCACGGCTTCAATATTCACGGAGTAGTGTTTGATGAACTTCATACACAGCCAAACAGAAAGCTGTTTGATGTTATGACAAAGGGAAGTGGTGATGCTAGAACGCAGCCACTGTATTTCCTTATTACAACAGCAGGTACGGATACCAATTCCATCTGCTACGAAACACATCAGAAGGCAAAGGATATCATTGAAGGAAGAAAAATCGACCCTACATTTTATCCTGTTATCTATGGTGCAGAAGAAAGTGATGACTGGACAGACCCGAAGGTATGGAAGAAAGCAAATCCCTCACTTGGAATCACTGTAGCAATGGAGAAAGTAAAGACAGCTTGTGAATCGGCAAAACAGAATCCGGGAGAAGAGAACAGTTTCCGTCAGCTAAGGCTTAACCAATGGGTAAAGCAAGCGGTCAGATGGATGCCGATGGAGAAATGGGATGCTTGTTCCTTTAGGGTATCGGAAGATGATCTGGAAGGACGAGTTTGTTATGGTGGTCTTGACCTTTCAAGTACAACGGATATTACAGCCTTTGTGCTTGTGTTCCCACCGCTTGATGAAGAGGATAAGTTCGTGGTACTACCCTACTTTTGGATACCGGAAGAAACTTTAGAACTGCGAGTTAGAAGGGATCATGTCCCATATGATGTATGGGAGAGACAAGGTTATTTGCAGACCACAGAGGGAAACGTTGTGCATTACGGATATATTGAAAAGTTCATCGAAAAGCTTGGTGAGAGATTCAATATCCGTGAAATTGCATTTGACCGTTGGGGTGCTGTACAGATGGTTCAGAACCTGGAAGGTATGGGATTTACAGTAGTACCTTTCGGACAAGGGTTCAAGGATATGTCTCCACCGACTAAGGAACTGATGAAACTTACCCTGGAGCAGAAACTTGCACATGGCGGTCATCCGGTTCTTCGTTGGATGATGGATAACATCTTTATTCGAACTGATCCTGCAGGAAATATTAAAGCTGACAAAGAAAAATCAACTGAAAAGATTGACGGTGCCATTGCAACGATTATGGGGCTTGATAGAGCCATTCGTTGTGGTGTCGACACAAGTGCTTCTGTTTATGATGACAGAGGCTTATTTATTATCTGATGGTGTTTGTGCAACCATGTATGATTTTGCAAAATCATACGCCGGCTGCAACTTTATTTGATATAATTGTGTTATCAAATAAAGAGGAGGTTAGCATATGTTGGATAATCAATTTAGAGAATTTCTGGAACAAGCAGGTAAATTTACGCAAAATGCAATTAACTCTCGTGTCGCTAAAGCAAATGCAGCAGAGAGGATTTTAGGATGTAGCTTGGATTCAGTAGTTTCTGATGACGATAAAATGTATGATTCTCTTGTGGAACTACAGAAACATGAAGATCCAAAACACAATCCAATGCAAAATGCTGTGAGAAAATATTACATCTTTAAGAACGGAAAGGAATTCCCACAGCTGCGATATTATAAAAGATAAATCATAATTAGAGCATGAAGCATCTATCGAAAGGTAGGTGCTTTTCTTATGCCCATTTTTAGGAAGGAGTGATACCTATGGGTATTTTATCAGGAATATTTAAGGCTAGAGATAAGCCTAGTAATGCAACAAGCGGAAGTGCATACAGATTTCTTATGGGTGGTTCGACATCCGGTAAGCCAGTTAATGAACGCTCTGCCATGCAGATGACTGCTGTGTACTCATGCGTAAGAATATTATCTGAAGCGGTAGCAAGTCTGCCTCTTCATATTTACAGATACAACGATGATGGTGGCAAAGAAAAGGCCATTGATCACCCGTTGTATTTTTTATTGCATGACGAACCAAACCCAGAGATGACGTCCTTCGTTTTCAGAGAGACTCTGATGACGCATCTGTTACTTTGGGGGAATGCCTATGCACAGATTATAAGAAACGGTAAGGGAGAAGTGGTTGCTTTATATCCACTGATGCCAAACCGAATGACCGTGGACAGAGATGAAAACGGAAGACTTTATTATACCTACAATACTTCAAAGGAAGATGCTCCAACTATGAAAGGGAGCCTGGTCAAACTGGACAGTACGGATGTGCTCCACATTCCAGGATTAGGGTTTGATGGTCTTGTAGGATACTCGCCTATCGCAATGGCCAAGAATGCCATCGGTATGGCAATTGCCTGTGAAGAATATGGAGCCAAGTTCTTTGCTAATGGTGCTGCACCAAGTGGTGTGCTTGAACATCCTGGAACGATTAAAGACCCGGCAAGGCTCCGTGACAGTTGGACTTCAACATTTGGTGGAAGTTCCAATGCACATAAAGTAGCTGTTTTGGAAGAAGGAATGAAGTATACACCAATTTCCATATCACCGGAACAGGCACAGTTCTTGGAAACAAGAAAATTTCAAATCAATGAGATAGCTCGAATTTTCAGAGTCCCTCCTCATATGGTGGGTGACCTTGAGAAGTCGAGCTTTTCTAATATTGAGCAGCAGTCCCTGGAATTCGTGAAGTACACGCTAGACCCTTGGGTTTCCAGATGGGAACAGTCTATGATTCGTTCTCTGATTCCTACTGCTGACAAAAGCAAGTTTTTCATCAAGTTCAATGTGGACGGTCTGCTTCGTGGAGATTACCAAAGCCGAATGAATGGCTACGCAATCGGAAGACAGAACGGTTGGATGAGTGCCAACGACATCAGAGAACTTGAAGACCTTGACCGTATCCCTGCTGAACTTGGCGGTGACTTATATCTGATAAACGGAAACATGACCAAATTACAGGATGCGGGAATCTTTGCAAAAGCAGATGAGGGAAAGGAGGTAAACGCAGATGAAAACGAAGAAGTTCTGGAATTGGAAAAACCAGACGGAGACGAACGAGAGAACTCTGTTTCTGAACGGGACAATCGCAGAGGAAAGTTGGTTCGATGATGATGTGACACCACAGCTTTTCAAGGATGAACTTGAAAGCGGACAGGGTGACATCACGGTATGGATTAACTCTCCTGGAGGTGACTGCATAGCGGCAGCACAGATTTATAACATGCTCATTGAATACAAAGGCAATGTAACCATCAAGATTGATGGAATCGCTGCAAGTGCAGCATCTGTCATTGCAATGGCAGGAAACAAAGTACTGATGTCTCCGGTGTCCATGATGATGATTCACAATCCTGCAACGGGTGCCTTTGGAGATCATACAGAGTTTTCAAAGGTAATTGAGATGCTGGATGAAGTAAAAGAATCCATCATCAATGCCTATGTAATCAGAACCGGATTATCCCGTACAAAACTTGCACATCTCATGGATTCTGAAACCTGGATGAATGCCAACAAGGCCATTGAACTTGGGTTTGCGGATGATGTGATACGTGATGGCAAGAGTGAGGATACATCTGAAACAGCAGTGATGTTTTCAAGAAAAGCTGTGAACAATGCCTTATTCAATAAGGTTGCAGCAAAGGTTCAGAAAACAAAGCCAACAGTAACTGAACAGGCACAAATAAAAGAGCCTGAAAAAAAGGGACACTCCGTAGATGAAATCGTGGAGCGTCTCAACACAATGAAAAAATTCATGTAATTAATGGAGGTATAGAAACATGACTATTTTAGAAATGATGAATAAGAGAAGTAAAGCGTGGACAGCTGCTAAAAATTTCGCAGAGTCCCACAAAAACGAACAGGGCGTACTTTCTGATGAAGATTACGCAACTTACCAGGGCATGGAAAAGGAAATAGAGAACATGAGCAGAGAAATCTCTCGTATGCAGAGAGAGGCTGCTATGGAAGATGAACTTAACAAGCCTGTGAATACACCTATCACAGCAAAGCCTATGAATGGTGGTAAAGAAAAAGAAGAGAAAAAAGGCAGAGCGGCAGATGATTACAAGAAGAATTTCTGGAATGTAATGCGTTCTAAAGTTCCGAACCCTGCTATCATGAATGCACTCCAGGAAGGTGTTGATACTGAAGGTGGCTATTTAGTACCGGATGAATTCGAACACACTCTTGTAGAAGCACTTGAAGAAGAGAATATGTTCCGTAAACTGGCACACGTAATTCAGACTTCTTCCGGTGAAAGAAAAATTCCTGTGGTAGCATCCAAGGGTTCTGCAAACTGGATTGATGAAGAGGGTCCATATGTGGATTCTGATGATTCTTTCGGACAGGTTACTATCGGTTCCTTCAAACTTGGTACAACTATCAAGGTATCTGAAGAACTTATCAATGACAGTGTGTTCCCTCTTGAAGCATACATCTCTAAAGAGTTTGCAAGACGTATCGGTTCTCGTGAGGAAGAATCATTCTTTACAGGTGATGGTAATGGTAAGCCTTTAGGTTTCCTTGCTGCAAAGGGTGGTGCTGAAGTTGGTGTAACAGCTGCATCTGCAACAGCGATTACTGCAGACGAAATCATCGACCTTTACTACAGCTTAAAGACTCCTTACAGAAAGAATGCTGTTTGGATCTTAAACGATGCGACTGTAAAAGCAGTTCGTAAGTTAAAGGACAGCACAGGTCAGTACTTATGGCAGCCTTCCTTAACTGAAGGAACTCCGGACAAGTTACTTGGCAGACCTGTTTACACATCTGCATATATGCCTACTGCGGCTGCAGGTGCAAAGACTATCGCATTCGGTGATTTCAAATATTACTGGATTGCTGACAGACAGGGTCGTTGCTTTAGAAGACTCAATGAACTTTATGCTGCTACAGGACAGGTAGGTTTCCTTGGCTCACAGAGAGTGGATGGTAAGCTTATCTTATCTGAAGCAGTAAAAGTTCTTGCACAGAAGGCAGGAAGTGCATCTTAAGATGACTGATATAAGGGTGTTGTCATAACGGCAGCACCCTTACTTTGTGAGGTGATGGTATGGAAATCGTGACACTTGAAGAAATGAAGAATTATTTGAGAGTCGATTTTGACGATGACGATGAACTTCTGAAAGCCTTTATATCGGCAGCAGAAACTATCTGTCTGGATGTAGCAAGGTGTGATGATATTTCAGTATTTGTCCAGGAAAAAAATTCACGAATTGCTATTATGTATGCTGTGGCATATCTGTATGAGAATCGTGAAGAAGCAGACCATAAACAGCTGACACTTTCCCTTCGTTCCTTGCTCTTTGGTATTCGAAAGGAGATGTTCTGATGGATATTACACTTTTGAATGTAAAAATAACGGTAGAAAAGAACGAGGTCACTGTGGATGAAATCGGAAACAGAAGGAATGCCTGGAGAGAGTATTATTCCTGTTTTGCAACAGTTGGTGGCGAAGGTGGAAGAGAGACTTCGGTTGCAGGCATTACTGTGGATGATTCTGATATCAGCTTTTCCATTCGTTACTGTAAAGCGGCATCCTTTATCAATAACACAGAGTACCGCATCATGTTTAACGGAGAAATCTACAACATTTTATCCGTTGACCACATGAACTATAAAAAGAAGTCTCTGAAACTTAGATGCCAGAAAGTGAGAAGGTAGTTATGGCAAGAAGAGTAAAAGTAAACGGACTTGCGGATGTCATAAAAGATACATTGAAAGACTATGCAGATGTTTCTTCTGAAAAGGTAAAGACTGCAGTAAAAGAAGCAGGGAAAACTGTAAAGAAGGAAATCGAAATGTCAGCACCAAAGGATACCGGAGATTACAGTAAAAGCTGGGCGGTTAAAAATGTCAGAGAAACAGCAAGTTCCCTTGAAGTAGCGGTGCATTCAAAGAGTCATTATCAGCTTGCACATCTTTTGGAGTTTGGTCATGCCAAGCGAGGTGGTGGCAGAGTCAGCGGTAAGGTCCATATTGCATCAGCTGAAGCCAAGGGCATCGAGCAGTTTGAAACTGACATAGAAAAAGCATTGAAGGGGTGATGTGGATGGATGAATTAATCAATATCCTAAAGGAAACAGAGATACCATTTGCCTATGATCACTTTGCTGAAGGGGAATCCCCAGAGCCACCTTTTATCTGTTATCTTCTTCCCGGAAGTAATAATTTCTCTGCAGATGGGAAAGTGTATTTTAAGGCAAATGAAGTTCATATTGAACTGTACACCGATTTTAAAGATTTGACGGTGGAACAGAAACTTGAAGCTGTGCTCGATGAGCATGGCATTTTTTATAACAAATCGGAAACATGGATTGAAAGCGAAAAGCTATATGAAGTCCTAT